GCAATGATTAGCATTGTCACACCCTGGCACAACTGCTCTGAATTATGCGACATGTACGAACGCTCGCACGGGCGGGCGGAGATAATCAGCATTGATAATGCAAGCAGGAAAGAACACTCTGTCAAAATAAGACAGATGACGGAGCAAATGGGCGGAAAGTATATTCGCAACGGAGTCAATAAGAAATTTTCAAAAGCTAATAATCAGGGCTTCAAGCTGGCTTCACATGATATTGTTGTGTTTCTGAATAGCGATACAATGTCTGAACCTGGCTGGGTATTTCAGGTTGAGGATGATGTGAAAGACGGGTCTTTATACGGCGTTTCAATGAGCATAAATATGGTTGCCGAAAAGTCATTATCGTATATTGAGGGCTGGTGTGTTGCTGCAACTAAATCAACATGGGAGCGCGTCGGGCTTTGGTACGAGGCATTGAGCGGGATGTACTGGGAAGATAACATTCTATCATTACAGGCGATGAAAGCAGGTGTTCATTTACGGACTACAAACTGGCCGGTTCAGCACTTGAGAAGTTACACCACCAACAGAACACCTAACACGCTTGATAATGTTGCTGATAATCGGGCCGTGTTTGAGAAGATGATTAGGGAGTGGAAGCAATGAGTGTTAATGTCAATAACACGCGCTTCAATCCAACGCTGAACGGCACAATTCACATCGGGCATTTATATATGGCGTTGGTAAACGAAGCAGAGGCAAGAGATAGCGGCGGAAAGTTTATCGTGAGATTTGAGGATAATCAGAAGGAATGGTGTTACAAAAACACACAGAAACAAATAGATCAATATGCTGATGTAACTCTTGAGGATTTGAATTGGATTGGAATCAAGATAGACAAGATAGAGTTTCAATCAGTTCTTGCGCCTGAGTATAAAAAATACTTGCATTACTTGAACGGTGGAGATTTGAAGGTTCGTGAAACATATGTATTCAACCTTCAACCAGACGTAACGTATACAAACGCGGTGTCTTATCCATATGCGCCACATTTGACCGCTGAAAAGGTCATACTGGATTTTATGGACGTTATTACTCTGCTTATTCGCGGAGAGGATTTACTGACTGAGTTCAGCTTGTATTATTATTTCTGTGACTTGTGGGGAATACATAGACCGAAACATGTTTATCTTCCCAGACTCAGGATGCCTGATGGATCTGAGATGCAGTCAGAGATTAGTAAATCGACTGGAAATTTCAAAGTAGAAGCTTATCGAAAAGCTGGGATGAAGCCAGAGAAGTTGCTTGCCAAAATGAGTGAAGCGTGCCTGATTGATCCAGACGGTCAATGGTTAATCAAGAATATAAAGAGAAAACCTGAATGGCAATTATAAAGAACACATCTGCAGGAATATTTATATTATTAATAGTTTTGGTTACAATGTTTTATGCAATCAATCCAGTATTTTTATCATCCGTAAATATTCAGACAATGGCGAGGTCGATGTCATACAGTGGAATTATAGCCGTTGGAATGGCGTTATGTCTTATGTCAGGCGTGATTGATTTATCAGTTGGTAGTACGGCGGCATTTACTTCTGTAATGTTCGGGCGCGCATTTGCATTGTGGCACATTGATTTTATATCGTCTATTTTGATAGCGTTATCATTAGCGGTTGTTATTGGACTATTCAATGCCTTTGTAATTCTTAAGTTAAAAGTCACTCCATTTATAGCGACAATCTCAATGATGTTTATAATACGAGGGCTTGCTAACTTTGCAAGCAACGGTTATTCAATATATCCTCTTCCAGAACCAGCGTTGATGCTGGGATATGCTAAACCGCTTGGGGTATCATGGGCGTTTGTTGCGTTTTTAATAATTATTATTGTTGCCCATATCGTAATGGAGTATTCGTTATTTGGATTACTTACCCGGGCAACCGGATCTGATCGGGAAGTTGCAGTTTGTACAGAGGTTGACGTTAATAAAGTGAATACAGTAAACCTAGTTATTATTAGTTTATTGGCAGGAATAGCAGGTATTTTTATTAGCTTAATGCTAAACGCAGGCGCACCAACAACGGGGACGGGGTGGGAATTTACTGCAATAACTGCTTGTGCTATTGGCGGAGTGAGCTTATTCGGGTATCATGGTAATATGTTTGGTTTGTTTTGTGGTCTGGCAGTTATCCAGGTCATACAGAATGGGATTGTCATGATAGGCGTAAGTCCATATCTTCAAAGTGTGTTTGTAGGTGCAATATTGTTAATAGCAATGACCGTTGATGTACGGCGGCGCACCTACTTAAATTTAGACAGAGTATAGGAGTATACAAATGGAGTACAGAAAAGTTTTTCTAATTGTTGTAATGCTGATTTTAGTAATCGGCATGATTGGCTGTAAAGCCAAACCGGAGGTAATCGCACCCATTGAAATTCCACAAGCCGAAAAGTCGGTCAAGGAACTACAAAACGGCGTGCCTTTCCGATATGTTGGCAACGGGCTTGAACATCCTGTTATCAGAATTATGATGTTAGGGTTTCAAGAAGCATGTGAAGATAATGATGTTTTATGTGAGTTTCATGTTTCCAGCGGGTTCGAGGATTCAGGCTATTTACAGATGTTGGATCAGGCAATCGGATTAGGTGCTACTGGTATGCTTGTTTCAACTTATGGACCACATAGACCATTAGCGATGCAAGGAATTAAAAAAGGTATTCCAATGGTAGGGTTTCATACGCCAATGGAAGAAGCTGACATGCCTGGATTATTAGGCTGGGTTGCAACGGATGTTACGGATTACGGAAAAAGAGCCGCTGATGCAATGGCAGACAAATTACAGTGTCAGGGTCCAATTGCAATCACACAAAACACATTTAATGACGTTGAAAACGAAGCCGCTAGAAGTTTCACGGAACAAATGAAAATCAAATGTCCTGATGTAGTTATCTTACCATCTCAGGAAGAAGGCGGCGATCCACCAACTGCAATCGCTAAGGCAAGCGCGATACTTATTGCTAATCCTGACTTGAAGGGTGCATTTGGCACAACGGGTGGAAGTCCTACTACTTGGGGCAAAGCCGCCGAGCAATCAGGAAAACAACCTGGAGAACTGATTATCATTGGCATGGATTACACAAGACCAAATCTTGACCTTGTCAAATCCGGCTGGGTTTATGCTGTGGTAGGACAACCAATCTATGAGGAAACTTACAGGTGTGTTGAGTTGCTGATAGCGAATCTTAAGGGCGAGAAAGTTGAGTTTGATAATGTTTACCCGTCTCCGATTATCACGATTGATGACGTAGATAAATACTATGGTTATGCAGATCGTGTTGACGAGAAATTGGATCGATAAATAATGAGCTTCCTGAAAGACGATTATATCCTGGTAATGGATTTTATATTTGAAGGCAGACCGTTGTCTTATGACAATCTGTTACAGATTAAAGACGCTGGTGTAAAGACCGTGACTTATTTCACGTTCTGGGATCAAATCGAAATAGCGCGCGGCGTGTATGATTGGACTATTCTTGATAAAGCCGTCAATGACGCCACCAAAGCGGGGTTAAAAATTCTAATAAGTGATTATACAAAGGGCGCGGCTTGGTGTCCACAAGATTGGTATTGTGCTTCAAGTCCGAACGATCTCAGTAAAATTATGCACTGGAAAAGCCTTTCAATCTGGAACAAAGAAGCGCAACAATACACAGAGGATTTTATTCGTCTTTTAGGAAGCAGATATATTAGTGATACCGTAAAGTTATATTCAACTCAATCAGTAGCGGGAGAATCCTATTTACCGTTTGAGCCTGATAATCCATTCTTTGATGTTTCAGCGATTGAGGACTATCGCAGGTTTGTAAATAACAGTAATACCTTGCCGATAGCGTATCCTCTCAGATCACCAAACGGAGATGCTATGACAGAAGAATGGTTGCGTGAAAGCGTAGTCAAGGCGATGGTACGTCGCAACAAGCTGCTGATTGAGTTGAATGGTATCAACGAAATATGGCACGCTGGACATCATCTATGCAATTGGCAATATGCTGGTTGTGGGTCTCCGTTTATCCGTAATGTTCTTGATGCATATCTGGAAGAGTTTACTGGTGTAATTATAAATTGTATACAGTATACTTATTGGTATCATAGCGCGTATAATTATAAAGAGATATTGACAGAAGACATAAAAAGATATAATATGAATGTGTGGGCTGGTGCAGAATATTGTACAGGACTTCAAACCTACACTCCTGAATTATTGAAATCTAATATTTACGGTTTTATTTTAGGAATTTTATCGCCACTATCTAATATTACAAAACTTGAACCCTGGATGGTAAATAACATAAAAAATAGTTATAATGCTATTGCAGCGAGTAAGGAGCAAAAATGACAGTAAGAACCACTATGAGTGATCTAATTCAAAAGCTTCGAGTATTTACAAATGCTGGCGTAAGTGATTTTACGGTTTACACTGTTAGTTATTGGTCGGATCAACACTTGCAAAACGAACTTGATAAGACACAGGAAAAAGTAAACTATCAGGCAATGCAAGCGATCCCGGCTTATGGAATTGGTGGGACTGTCACTTATGCAGAATATCGTACTGGATTAGAGGATTGGGAGAAATCGCCAACTATTCAAGATGGTGGCGGCACAACTCTTACCGCTGGAACCGCAACGGGCAATTATAGTTTTGATGACAATATTGGTGTTATAACCTTTGTTGGTGACACCGAAGGAAATACGAGATATATTACAGGAAATGTTTATAATGTTGAAATGGCAGCTGCAAAAATATGGGAGCAAAAAGCAGCGTTCTACGCGACACAGTTTGACTTCTCAACTGATAATCACAGCATAAAAAAATCACAGGTAATATTGCAATGTAAAGACATGGCAAAACATTATCGAAGCATGTCTGGTGTCATTCATATTGAAATGGTGAGGAGCGATGATGTTATCAAGCAATGACCTATCTTTTATGCGTGACTCCTTAGAATTACTACTACCTGATACCTGCCACATTCTATCGTTGACGCGTACGTCTGATAATGCTGGTGGATGGACTGAAGCATGGGGGACCGCAACCACAAGTGTTTCGTGTCGGCTTGATACAATCACAGGAAGTTATAATAAATTAGATGGTGCAATTCAGACCTACAATAAACTTATTTTTAGCTTACCTTATGACGCGGTTATTACTGAAGACAATCAGATTTATTATAACAGCACTAATTATCAAGTTACGTCGGTTAATGATGGATCTTGGCTTGCAACTAAACGGGCGGAGGTGCAAAAAGTATGAGTAGTTCTTACAAAATTGATAGCAAGGAACTTGATCGTATTATCCGCGAGATGGACGGCAATAAGGAAAAAGTCGGGCGTATAATTGGTTTTGAATTAGAAGCAGAAGCTAAAAAACGCGCTGCACGAAAAACCAGTGCTATGGCTAATTCTATTTATACCGTAACAAAAAAATATGATGGTTATGCAAGTGCAAGCGGGGCAGCCAGACAGGCGAACTCAGAAGCAATGACTCAGGCACATCCTAAGCCAACAGGTGATATTTTGGCTCGAGTTGGGCCTTGTGTAAATTACGCAGAATTTGTAGAGTTTGGAACGTCAAGAATGGCGGCACAACCATTTCTAACACCAGCGGCTGAAACAGTTAGCAAAAAAATAAACAACGGTGACTATTTTAGAAAGTTGGTAGAATGAGCGGAGTATTAAATTTATTATCAACGGGATTATATAGCAAGTTCGCTGGTGACACCGCGCTAAAAGCATTAATGGCAACTAACACCAGCTTTTTTGCAATAAAAGCACCTAAGGACGCTGTATATCCGTTTGCAGTATGGAGTTTGTTGTACGGTGGTCCTGAAAACATAACGCCTTCAGATTTACAGGATCATCTTTATTATATAAGGGCATACGCAAAAAGCGCGTTAACATCCGGGAACATTCACGCGCAAATTGCTTCGCTACTTCACAAGCAGACAATATCAGTATCCGGGTTTACGCTGATTTGGCTTGCACTCGAAGAAGAATACGAGGGTGAAGAAAATTTACAGACCGGGGAAACCGTGTATATGCGCGGTGGTGGTTATAGAATACGATTAGATAGTTAAGGAGAAAATATGGCAACAATTACAGGAAAAGATTTAATTCTATCATGGATTCACTCTGGTGGAACCGTTGTGTTATCGGGAGATTACACACAGTTCACAGACACCCCCAGCGTAGAATTATTGGATGAAAGTGCAGGGTCTGATGAATACAGAACCTATATTGCACGCCTTAAGGATTCAACTTATTCACTTTCGGCGCGTTATCAATCCGCTGGCAGTGCTTTGGTTAATTCACTTGCAGCTGGAAATTTAGGTACTTTGATTTATCATCCTGAAGGAACAGCTTCTGGAAAACCTAAAATAACAATTCCAGCAATTTCTCAAGGTGCCGCGAAGAATTATCCGTATGCTAACCTTGTTGAAATTAGTGTGACCTTCCAGGGTAATGGAGAGCCAACAAATGCAACAAACTGAAGCTGATTTAGTACTAAGCGATGGCAAGCAAGTTGTTTTTGACCTTAAAAAAATGTCACGTCAAGAATACCGTGATCTTCACAATCCTGCTTACACAGATGATAATGATGATGTTTTGTTATCAAAGGTTACGGGTATTGAAGTTGAAGAACTACGTGGCATGAACATGGAAGATTACAGTCGTTTGATTTGGCAGTTGATCCGCAAGGTACAAACGCCAACAAACCCTACTTGAGTCGTGCGGTCTATGATGCTTTGACGATAGATGATCCAGCACCAGCCGAGTTAATAACTTGGACTTTAGTCGAGAGATTCGGCTGGACGCTGGACTATTCAAAAAGCATCAGTATTCAGGATTATCACGACCTGATAGCAATAGACGAAGCACGACACAAAGCGGGATCAAGCAAAATGAAGAAGTAAGGGAGGTGTGCTATCGGAAAGAAAATAGCAAGTTTATATGCCGAGGTTAGTGCCGATACCACTAAACTTAAGCGCGGTTTAGACGAAACAAAATCACAGTTAACAAAAACAGGTGACGGGATTAAAAGCTTTGGTGTTGGAGCTGCTAAAGCATTTGGTATTGTAACCGGTGCGGCTGCTTTAGTAAAAAAGGCGTTTGATTTCGGTAAAGAACAAGCAATGCTTGAATTTACAGTGAAGAAATTCGATAGACTTTCCGAGAGCATTGGAACCACAGCGGACGCTTTATTATACGACCTAAAAGGTGCAACTGGTGGGCTTATAAGCGATATGGAATTAATGGCAAGTGCTACTGATTTCATGACGTTAGGACTTGTAAAAACACATGATGAAGCAGTAAGACTAACGAGCGTTGCTGGTCAACTTGGTATGAATATGAACCAGCTTGTTTTGACCTTGACCAATCAAACTATGATGCGCTTTGACGCGTTAGGCGTTGCTACTGATGGATTTAAAGAAAAAGTAAAAGCGTTAACAGATACTGGCATGAATGCTAATGACGCCTTTAATGAAGCATTTCTACAACAAGCTGAGGAACAGATTGAGAAGGTTGGTAGTATTGCTGACGGTAGCGCGGCTTCGTTTTTGCGAATGGAAGCTGCCGTTAAAAATCTAGCCAATAAAATTAAAGGTTGGTTTGTTCCTGGATTGAAAGCCGCCGCCGATGGATTGTACTATGTTTTGACTTATACAAAACAAGTAGATAAGGCATTTCAGGAACATAAAGACAACGTTGCAAAGTCTGCTAAAAATTATGATGAATATGCGACTGAAGTATTACGGGCGTCTGTTGTCGCGAAAGTATTGAATGATAACCAGGCTGAAGCGGTAAGAATGTTTGTTCTACAAAACACAGTATTGCCAAAAAACATTGATAATGTTCACAAATGGGTGGTAGAAACAGGATTATTGACAGAGGCACAATGGGGAGCAACTTATAGCACTGAAGCACAGACAAAAGCAACACATGGTGCTATTGAAAAATTGTTATCTGCAAAAGACGCAACAGAAGACCTTGGGACTGCGGTTGAAGCAACAAAAGAAAGCATGGAAAAATATAAAGCCTTGCTTGCTGGTGAATTAGGAAAAGAAAACGAAAATTATAGAAAAGCCGTTGAAGACCTAAAAAATGAAGCTGGCGAATTACGTGACAGAATTGGCGAGCTTGGTAGTAAAAAATATCTTACAAAAGATCAAAAAGAAGAACTTGGAACTTTACGTACAGAACTTGACGAAGTAAACAAAAAAATAAAAGAACAAGGTGAAGAACACGATAAGACTACTAAAAAAATATTATTAAATATGATCGAGCAACGTTTAGGACTTGACGGGTTAACAGTTGCAGAACAAAATTTCTTGTTTGACCTTGCTGGAAACTGGGGACTAGTAGATCAGGCAACTTTATTAGCATGGGACAAAGTAGAAAAATATATTGGTGGTGTTGACGATGCAACAATAGCAAGTCAAGGATTTTTAGATATTATTTCTAAAATTCCAAAGGAACTTACAATAAAAGTCCGTGCTGATTTTATCTCTAATATTCCTTCATGGATAATTCAAAACGCAAATTTAACTCTCGGTGGTGGTGGAAGTGGTAGTCACACACCAGAACAAAAAGCACTCGGTGGTGGTGTTTTATCAGGGCAGCCGGTACAATGGGGAGAATATGGGCGGACAGAGATGTTCATGCCAAACACCAGCGGACAGGTGGTCAACGCACAACAGATTGTCGAATCACTACGCTCAAGTGGAGTAAACTTAGGCGGCGATAAACCAGGCATTGGAACAATCAACGTATATACTAATTCAGGGGTAGACGCTATCCAGTATAGTATTCAGAGAGCGCAAGGATATGCACTATGACACTAACTAATTACAAACTATTTGCAATCAAACCAAAGGCGGCAACAAAC